CAACAGCATGAAGGCGATCAATATCACGTTCTATACCATAGTCAAGCGAGTATTTTTTCTTCATTTTAATACCTCCTTCTCTTTATATTATAACATATGAGGTTTAATGTTGTCAAGTGTTTGACATTAATAAAATTTACCGGATGGAGTAAAATGGGGAGGTGGGGGTCGCGTGGCGTTGGCGGCGTGATTAATTTCCTATAACCACACCCCGGGGTTAAGTATGACTAATTTCCTATTTATCCAGTAGGAAATTTTACCTCATTTTTGTGCTGGATTTTGTTACAAGATTGAAATATATTTGTCATACTATTGTCATTGACAAATACCGGGTAGATGGTGTATAATCATATCAGAAAATGACCGAGGGGGTTAAGACAATGAAAATGGTAAAAACAATCAATCTGAATTACATCTACGACGCGGCGCGCAAGGGTGCGAAGTATAGCATCAACGGCGGGAAAAGCTGGCTCAACGGCGGCGAATTTATGGAAGCTGTCGCAAAGTCCCTGCATGGGCTGGACGCTGGCAAGGACGCCAACACCCGCTTCAACGAGGGTTCCGACGTACCCGAGTACCACGCGAGCGTGAAAAGCTCCAAGGCGAGCTTGACCAACATGAAGCTGGCCGACGACTTCGAGGGTAGCGTTCGGGCCTACTTCGAGCAGGTGGCAAGCTCCGAGTTCTGGTATGTGACCATGACCGATGAGCTGGTGACCATCTACAAGATGGGTGCCAAGACCTTCGAGCGGTTCATCCGGAAGTTCGCCAAGCTGAACGAGCGCGGTGTCATCCGGTTCGCCTCCACCAGCTCCAAGATGCTGGCCTGGCTGGACACCAACGCCTAAGGGCGAAGGTGTCCGGCGACCGGGTCGGAAGTTAACAGAGACTTAACTTGACAAATAAGCTACAATCTGGTATAATGAATACAGAAAGAAACGAGAGGAGCTACTAAAATGATGAACGTGCGCGAATACTTTGATTCTCTGCTGGACGAAATGGACTTGGATGAGCTGTTTGAACTGGAAGATCAGCTGCTGGAAATGTACTACAACGATGATGGTTCTTTTGAGAAGTACATGGAATCTCATAATGTTGACCTGTCCATGAAGGACGAGGAGCTGAACGAAACCTACCTGACCTTGTGGGTTTGGGACATGGACGGCGACTGTTAAGTCGCCGTTAAGCTTTTAGCCGGCCGCGGATTTAACCTATTGTTTACATAAAACCTATTGACATCTATGTAAACATGGTATATAATATATACAGAAAGAACGAAAGAGAGGTAACAACAATGAAGTTCTACATGATTACTTGCGCACGCGGGCACGTCGGTAATGGGAAAGAAACAGAAATCAAATTCGCAATCGCGGCCGAAAATATGGTACATGCTTGCGCAATCGCGCAAAAAATGCCCAGCGTAAAACATACCAGAATGGTGGCCTATGGCCGCGAAATTACCGAGGAAGAATTTAATGAATATCGGTCCATCAGCGCTTACAAGCGATTCGAGCAGCACAAAGCCAAACGCAGACGTTAAGTCTGCGTTAACTTGGGCCGGGCCGCGAATTAACAGTAACTTAACTTGACGATTTATACTCTATGTGCTATAATATATTCAGAAAGTGAGGGAAATAAAATGAAATTTTTGATGATACCCTATGTATTAGTCGCTTGTCTGTTCGGTTTCTTTGGCATTGTTCATGCTGATGATGTCGATGAAAATGATTGCTTCAAAGTGAATTGGCGCTTGATTATTTTCCTCGGCATGATAATGCTTTCACCCATTCCAGCGAAGCTCTTTGGCTTACTTTAACATAGTTTTTACTTGACAACCTCGCGCGAACATGATATAATAAATACATCAAAGCAAAGGAGTTAATCACTATGAAAAAGTTTTTTGCCATCATCACCTTGTTTGTTTTCCTGGCCATGAGCGCGTCCGCAGAAATCTATCCTCAGACGTTTGTTGTTAGCGACATTGAAGATGATGTCCTCGTCCTCGTCGATTACAATGAAAATGAATGGATTTGGGAAGGCGCAGAGGATTACACCATCGGCGATATTGTCGCCGCGATAATGGACGATAATGATACTATAACAATATATGATGATGCTATTGTCACTCTGCGTTATGCGGGTTACATGGAAGGTTGGGCGTAATCCCAACCTTTGTTATTTTTATGTTAAATTTCAGGCCGGCTGCCAATTTAATGCATTATTTACATTCAACCTATTGACTTTTATCTATATACATGTTATAATATATTCAGAAAACAGAGAGGGAGCGCAGAAAATGTTCACTAAGTACTATATCGTTGAAATCAATACTTCTCTTGAGACTATGTATGAAGATTTAGGAGATGCAGGTTTCGACTATTCTACCCGCATGATCGATGACAACCACATGGAGATTTATTTTGAAGTTCTGAACACTCGTGAAATTCAGGAAATCATGGAGATTATGAAGTGGTATGTGTAACATACCACTTTGTTAATTTAAAGTTAAAATCGCGGCCGGGTCATTATGTTAATTATTTATTAACTATCCCAAAACCTATTGACATTTCATTCTCAATATGTTATAATAATTTCAGTAAGAAACGAAAGGGGAATTTCATTTTATGTTCGTTTACAGAATTTATTGCGGCAACTTTGAAGGCTCTTCCTTTTACCGCACGCGCGAAGAGGCACAGAACGCGGCCAATTTCAGAACGAATTGCACTGGTGTTGAATGGACGGTACGGGAGATTTATCTCCCGTAACCGCTTTGTTAATTTCGTTTTAATTTTTGGACCGGGCGCGGAGAGCTAATTTAATATTAAGTTTCCTCAAACCTCTTGACATTTCATTTCATTTCTGCTATAATATATACATAAAGAACGAAAGCGAGGAATCCTAAATGTATACCTTAGTATATCTTGACAGATATGATGAAACATGCGTTATCGAATTTGATACCGAAAAAGAAATGTTGGAATTTTATTCTTACGCATGGAAAGATGGCGGTTGGGATTTTCATTTTTTCCAGCCCGAAAGTGAAGAGCCTTATTATCCTTGGAGGAAAGAAAAATGAAATGGGAACAATTAGATAATCAATCACAGATTTACCTTTACTGGGATTATTGCGCGGCAACTCCCGAAACCGAACAAATTTCATTTTCTGAATTTGATGAAATGATGCAGGGATTTACTTTTGAGTAAATCCCTTTATCTACGTTAATTTAACGTTAAGAAATAGGCCGGCCGCGCGTGTTAAATCTATGTTAAATTGCCTAAAACCTATTGACATTTGCTATTTTATGTTGTATAATATATACAGAAAGAGAGAAAAGAGAGGTAATCAAAATGAAGAATCTGCATGGTATCGCCCGCGAAATGGCTATCGACGATATGCTCAATAAGAAGGAACTGCTTGAAAAGGCGGGCCGTGAATGGGGCCTTGAGGACGTCGCCACCATCGAACTGTACAAGATGAACGAAAACGGCGAAACCTACGCCATGATGAAGAAGTATTACGACCTCTACAACGCCGCCATGGTGGAGAACTTCGGGTTCGATTTCTAATCGAACCCTTTGTTATGGTTGTATTAAATTTGAGGCCGGTAACCAGTTAGTTACTACTAACTAATAAATAAATAATAAGAACTGGGACTGTTAAGTCCCAGCTAATTTAATGTTAGTAAAAGCAATTTTCGGATTTGCGCGCATTTTCTGATACTCTTCTTCAGTGACGATAGAAGTATAAACTTCTTCATTACCAGTCAAAGGCTCTTTGTAATTAAACCACTTAACTTCGTACAACTTCATATTATCCTCTCCTTTCTTCTTGTCTATATTATAGCATATCAAATTATATTTGTCAATACTTTTTTATGTAAAATATATATTAAGTTTAAGGCCGGCCCGCGATTTAACCTAATATTTACATTAAACCTATTGACTTTCCTAAAACTATATGCTATAATTAATACAACGAAATGAGAGAGGTGCTAACAATGATGTGGATACTTCCTGTGTATGTGATGGTGGCTGTGCTGTCCTGCTTTGTGGGTATTGCCAATGCTGACAATCCTCGCTGGCTGTTCAACTATGGCATGGTGATAGGCCTGCTGATGCTGGTGCTGTCACCACTGGTGGCCAAGGCTGTGGGTGTTCTTTAATAAATACTTAACAAGAGAATAGATTGACAATTTCTTCCCAATGTGGTATAATAAGTACAACGAAATGAGAGAGAGGTAATCAAAATGTTCTACACTTCTATCGAAGAATATGTCGCCACCAAGTCCGACGAAGAATACTTCGACATTATGATGGAAGCTTTCGCCGATGAAATGGCGGAAGCCGCCGAAGCCAAACTGGGAATGTAAATTCCCAGTTAATTTTCTGACCGGGCAATTGTTAATTCTATTTTAACTATTCTTCCGGCCAGCACTTTTACATAATATTTACATTAAATTGCTTGTTTCCTAATATTCAGTATGTTATAATATATATACAAAGAGCGAAAGGAAGTTGACAATATGAAGAAGTTCCGCGGCACCAAGTACGCCTACATCGGCACCTCTTACACCACTCTTCTGGATGCGGAAATCGACCGCGTAGAAGCCCTCGTCCTGAATCAGCAGGGTCGTATCAATGAACTTGCTCTGCGGGTGCAGCGCCTGTTCGGACTTGATCCCGAACAGGATGCTTAAAACTTAACTTGACAATTAAATAAAATCATGTTATAATAGACATAGTAAAGGAAAGGAGAAAATAAAATGTTTGAAATCTACAAGGTCAGCACTGACAGGGTTATCCTGTCGGGCCTCTCCCTGCGCGAGGCGCAGGCACTCCGCCTGACTTGGGTGGATAGGGCGGATTTGGTCATCCGCCCGATGGCCTAACAGAGAGTGTAAACTCTCTGTTAATTTTTCAACCGGGCATTTATGTTATAAATATGTTAACAAAAATTCCGGCCAAGTTAGTCATAACTAACTTGACTGTTTTTTATTTATTATATCATTTTAATATTAAATTTGCAATCATTTTTAAATTAAGTTTTCGTTAAATAATTAGCCGGCCCAAAAGTTAACATACTCTTAACTTGATTAATTATTTAAATTATGGTATAATAAAAGAAAATTGAGGAGAAATTGACATAGATGTCAAAAAGCAACAATACTATTCTCATGAAAAAAAGGAGGTTTAAAACCATGAGTCAACAAATTAGTTATATTTATTTAACAACCAATTTAATAAATAATAAAAAATATATTGGCCAGCATACTGGCACACTTACAGATAGCTATTTAGGCAGCGGAGTAATTTTAGTTAAAGCCATTGAAAAATACGGTAAAGAAAATTTTAAAAAAGAAGTTTTAGAAATTTGCTCAAAAGAAGAATTGGACGAAAAAGAAAAATACTGGATTAAATACTATAATGCCTTAGAAGATAATAATTTTTATAATCAAACTGAAGGCGGCCAAAAAGGTGATGGATGGGCCGCGTGCCAAAGATATATGAAAGAGCACCCAGACATTGCACAAGAATTATATAAAACAAATAGTATAAGATTACATACATGGCTTGACGAGCATCCAGATGTAAAACAACAATTAACTAATAATATGCTTAAAGCCGCACATGAATATTGGAAAACTCATCCAGAAGAATTAAAAAATCATATGATAAATCTTAATAAAGCAAAAGAAAAGTGGCAACAAGAACATCCAGAAGAACATGCCGAACAAGTTGCGCGTTTTATTAAAGCGGGTTCAGATGCTAATAGCCAAAAAGTACAGTGTTTAACTACTGGTGAAATTTTTTCTTCAATTAGTGAAGCAGGACGTCATTATGGAGTACCACAACCAAATATCAGTAAAGTATTAAAAGGAAAACGAAAAAGCGCGGGTAAACATCCAGAAACTGGTGAAAAATTAAGATGGGCATTAGTTAAGAACAAGTAAAGAGAATGACCGGCCGCGAATTTAACATTTATTTAACTTGACTTTTTGCCCTCCATGCTATATAATATATATAGAAAGAGCGAGAGGAGTAAAGAAAATGAAAAACAGCAAGTGGATCTACTTCGATATGGATGGTACTTTGAATCGGTTTTATGAAGTAGAGGGTTGGTTGGATATGCTGATTGCCTCTGATCCTGCTCCCTACAAGCTGGCGGCTCCGCTGGTCAACATGAACACGCTGGCCCGCAAGCTGAATAAGCTCCAGCGAGCTGGTTACAAAATTGGCATCATCAGCTGGCTGTCCAAGTCCAGCACTCCCGAATATGACGAGGCTGTGACCGCGGCTAAGCTGTGGTGGCTCCGCAAGCATCTGAACTCCGTCAAGTGGGACGCTGTTAACATCGTCACTTATGGCCGTAACAAGTGGGACGTGTGCGGTGAGGGTATCCTGTTCGATGATGAGAAGCCGAACCGCGATAATTGGGGCGGTGAAGCCTTCCATCCCAACGAAATGATGCAGGTTCTGTCAAGCCTTATGGCTTGACAAGCCGTCCGGCATTTATTTTAACAATAAATTAACTTGACTTCACTTCTTATCTATGATATTATATGCACAGAAAGGACGTGACAAGATATGAAATTTATTCCCGCTACTCTTATTCTTACCAAAGATGAAATTAACACTTTGAAACAGGCAGAACGTCTCCTCGGTGATATCACTTTGAAAATTTGCAATCAGAATAATTTTGAAAATGTATATGAATACGCACAGGCGGCATGTGAGAATATCAGCGATTTCTTTTATGCAATAGCAGAAAAAGAGGATGAATAATCATCCTCTTTAATTTTATGTTAAATTTTTGGCCGGGCCGCTTTAACCTTTTCTTAATGAAAGAAATGCGGTAATAGAAAAAGTGCAAAGAAAATAGCAATACCAGCACTAAACTCGAATATAAAAGATCCAACCTCTTCCCAACCACGAATATTAATCCAATGATGAAACTTATAAGAAAAAGAATTACGAGTACGCTTCATATTGATTCCCTCACTTTCTAAATATATTATACTACAATTTCAGAAATAAAGCAAAGACATTAGTTTATTTTAATTATGACAAAATTATTCTATATTACCGGCCCGCCTTGTTAGTTTAGACTAACTAACTAATCGTTAAGAAAAAGAGAAGGAGGCTACGCCTCCTTCTTAGCCTTGGCTACCTTGGCGGCCTTCTCTGCCTCCTTAGCGGCCTTATTGTCAGCCTTGATACGCTTCTCAGCCTCCCACTCCTGAGCGGCCTCAAAGGGATCAAACGCCTTAGACACCTTCGTGTCCTTCCACGCCTTAGACTTCACAGTGACCTCAGTCCAAACCTCCTGACCGTCAACGGTCTGGAGGATAGCAAAGGAGCCATCAGCGAACTTCACAGCGTCGTTGTCCATCAGGGAGGGCATGATAGCAGCAATGGTCATCTGACGAGCGGTAGCCTTCATCTCATTCATATTCATAGCCATTCTGTAGTCCTTTCTCGTTTTTAGGAGTTTCGTTCTCCTCTTGATGTATCCATTATAGCAGATTCAGCGGCGTTTGTCAAGTTAAGAATTGATTAACTTTGATTTCGTCCCCGAAATCAGCGACCACCGTCGTCCTTACCTCTGCCCTTTCGACGTATATAGTATAACAGAAAATACGAGCCAAGTCAAGTACTTTACAAAAACTTAACATTCGCGGCCGGGCCACATTTTAATAATTATTTAACTTGACTTATTTGATATAATAGTATATAATAATTACAGAAAGTGAGGGATTGATATGAATGAAAAAATAATGAAAGACTTTCGGTTAACTGTTTGGCATGGTATTCACACTGGTAAAATTTATTTGACGCAAGGCCAGTATCTTATTAGCATTATGAAAGAACTTGATTTGCCCGATAAGAAGAAAGAATTTATGTTAGAAACTCTAACAGAGTTAATAAAAAATTAACTTGACAATCTCCTAAATCTCTGTTATAATAGTTATAGAAAGGAAGAGTGATATAAATGTTTTGGCAAGTGCATTGGAATGTTTATATGCCAGTAGATGACGTTGAAGATTGGAATGGACAGATTGACGATGAAGAAAATATCGCAGTTTGTAATGACTACGAAACCGCCTTTGGCCGCTTTATGATAGTAACTTGTGATAGTGACGTGGCTCGTTGTTGGGTTACTGTTCATAAAAACGATGAAGATAAAGAAGGAAGCATCATGCTTGCTTATACTAATCGTTGGGAAGATGAAATCATTGTTAATTTTGAGTAAGCATAACGCTTACTCAAGTTAACTTTATGTTAAATTCGGTGCCGGCCCAAAAGTTTACACACATTTAACTTGACTTCTTTATTATTAAATGCTATAATATATACATAAAGGAGGTAAGAATAATGAAATTTGATTTTGATGCTATGCGTGAATTTGTAGCCCATTGTCCCGCGAGTCTTCCCATAAAGAAACTCCGCTTGCATATATTTGATATGTATCGCTATGCGGAAGATTACGAAAACATTTATAAAATCATTACTGATTTGGGAGGCACCATCGAATGAATGTCTATTACACTACTCTTTATACTTCTCTTGAAAAACCTCTAAAAACCGTTATAATTTGCAATCCAAATATGAAAAATGAATTATATCGCGGCCCCTTTGAACAGATTCCCAAAACTCTATTCGACAGAGAAGTTACAGCCCGCTTATATGAATATACTGTTAAATCAATAAAATTATGGGTGCGTGCTTAACACACTCATAACGTTTGTCCGGCCCAAATTTTTACATAAAATTAACTTGCGGATTCACATCCGCAAGCATAATCTATTATTAAAGGCACCCCATGAAAATATCCCCAATTTTCATCGTGAATATCACCTATACCATAATCACATATAAAATCATATTCATCGGGTTCTAATACTTCATATATATCTTTATTTACATCTACTCCCAAATAATCTACTCGAGGCATAACATAAAAAGTACGATTCTTGATTCTAATTGGAGTAATTTCCGCAAAAAGATAAGAATAATTAGTATCTTTTAATTTTAAGTATCTATTATATTCATCTACACAGCCGCCAAATACTTTACAATTCTTTTTATTAAAATCCCATTTTACAACATAATCAGAAGTTATTAAAACCCTACGGGCTATACCATGACGATATATAACAGACCTATGCTTATCATTATTAAAAAAAGTAACGGCCTTTTCAACATCGTATTTATAAAGGTAGGGATAAAACTGCTCCATGAATTTGGTAGCGCGAACGACATAATTAGACTTCATATTAGTCCCTCACTTTCTATATTTATTATACTCTTTCAACGCTTAAAAGTCAAGTTAAAATTATGTTACGATTGAACCCGGCCGCGATTTAACATTTTCTTAACACTCTAAAGTATTGACTTTTCGCGTGATTTCTGATATACTATATACAGTTGAGGGACGAAAGGAAAATCCCCTCCGCGCGAACCCTTCCGATAGGTTTTTCCGTGGCTAACTGGAAGTAAAAGATAGGCAAGAAACGGAACTTCACGAAATCTTAACTTGACAAAGTTTGGAAATCGTGGTATAATAAGGA